TTTTAACCTCATTCTATAGATCCATCAAATCCAAAATCATCACCAAACTCAATGAGTGCATTATCCTCTTTAGCATCAGTATAATTGATACCCAAGATTTGTGCACCTTTAACATGATTTTGAACAGTGGTATTATCTTGTGCTCTCTTCACAGTTAGTTTATTTCCTGTTACTGAGTCAACAAGCATTTCCTCTTGTCCCACATAGATGTATTTACCTGCTTCAACTTTTGTTCCATCATCAACCTCTAAGATTGTTTCTAGTAAATCTACATCCTCTGCTAATAGAGTTCTGACATCACCAGTATAATCTTTAGTTGCTCTTGCTACTGTTCTATAAGTAACACTTCTATCAGGTGCTCTACCTGCTTCTCTTGAACCAGCAACATAACCAATAGCAGTTTTCTTGATGATAGATCCAGTAACATCTGTAATAGGACCAAATAGAGTTGTTTTTGCAGTGAAACTTAAAGTGTATATTAATGCTCTTCTAGTATCAAAGTTTCCTTCATAATCATCCTCCATTGATATATTATCTAAGTTTATAGGAACATCTCTCTTTTCTTTCAGATTACCTAAAAAATTAATTGGAAGTTGATATGCAGGTTGAAAGTATGGAAGTATCTGTTCTATGATCTGAAGCATATCATCATTTAATTTAGTCATGATTGATAGTTCAAATCTCATATTATATGGAACTGGAAGATAATTCCTTTTTACATTTGCTCCATCAGGAGTTTGATTTATAATTGTCTGTGTTTGAGTTGACTTTCTAGATGAGTCATATTGCAATCCCAAAAACTCAAAAGACATTCTTGGAAGTGTGATTGAAACAGGTTTGTTTAAATCTGCTTCTTGTTGCATTCTCGCTAAAAACTTTTGTGTAGGACCATATGCTAATGGAACCTTGATAATAGAATCTCCTTTCTTGATTTCAATTCCATTAAATAGGGATCCAAATCCAATGATAACAGATCTAAAAATTTCGTTGTAAAAATACTCAAACATTATCTTATACCTATACAGTACTATTTAACGATTTTATTTTAGGGCATTCCAAATGGATTCTTCTCTGTAAAGTCTATGATATCATCAGCTTCTGATTGTATCACATCATTTTCAGCAAATCCAGAAACCTCATCATCAGTATTGACACTGAATATAGCAAACTTAGCACCAGAGTTTTGACCTATGATTTGCTCTCCCTTCTCAAAGTTAGCTGAGATAATAGATATCTCTAACTTATTAGTCACTGCATTCCATTCCTTAACTCTTGCAGTAGCACCAGATGTCTGACCCTCAACAATCTCATTGAAGATATAAGATCCAGTTCCAATACCTGAACCAGCACTTGTAGGTGCATCAAATGTTATGGTTGGTGCAGTTGTATATCCTGAACCAGCATGACTGATAAATGCAGCAGTGACTATACCAGAAGCATTGATTAAACCAATACCTCTTGCAGTTGTTCCTACTCCAACATTTCCTGATGCTGTAAACTGTGGATTTGTTGTGTATCCTGAACCTCCACTTGCTATGGATACCACACCAATAGATCCTATAGTGGTAATGCCTGCAGTTGCTGCAGCACCCACTCCTGTTCCTTCAGGATCCTGAATAGTAATCATTGGTGCTTCAGTATAACCTGAACCTGCATTTTCTAAATTGATTGCAACTATCTTACCATCAGTCAAACCTGTATCACAATCAATGAATGTATTTGATATAGATGCAAATCCAACAGCAGATATTCCTCCATCAGGTGCTGATGATATTCCAATTAAAGGTTGTGGTGATTGTTTATATCCTTTACCTACATTTGTAATTGTAATTCTATCAACTGCTCCACTAGCAACATAAGTTGCAGTAGCAGTTGCAGTTGCTGCCTCTCCTATTAATGTTAGTGTTTGAATATATCCTAGTTGTTCTACTTCATCATCAATAGTATCAACACCAGTGTCAATAACCTCATCCTCATATCTGAATAATTCACATCTTAGTTGATATACATATGTTTTCTTGAGTTGATAGAATGGTTGTTCATGTTCTACATATTTAATTTCAAATAATCTGTCACCCAAAGGGAAATAAATTAAATCACCTTCTTTAGGTCTAGTTGCTAGTTCAATATTAGGTATACTTTTAATTAATGGTGTAATATAATTTTCATATCTTTCTCTTGAAATGATCAAAGTTAAATCATCTACATTTTGTATTCCAAACTTTGATAGTAATGTTCCTTGTCCACCATATCCTTCATAACTATCCACATACGCTTCAATAGGATATGCACTGTCAAACTCAGATTGTACAACCTCTCTGATAACAGTATTCTTGGTGATATATCTTCTAGGAATATAGAATACTTCAATACCATATATCTTTAATTGCTCATTGATTAGGTCTTGAACTAAACTTTGTTCACCAGGTGATCCTTGTAGAAAATAAGGGTTAAGTGCCATATCATTATCCTATAAAATCTAAAGGTGGTATTTCATAGGTGCTCAACATTTGTGCTCTTATTTCATCTATCTCTCTTTGTCCATCATCATATATTTGTCTTCCATTTAACTCAGTTCCACCAGGTAATTTTACACCTTGAAACTTGATTAAATTTGAACCCCATTGTCTTTTAACTAATGCTGATAGATATCTTTTTAAAAATGGATCATTGTAGACATTGGTAAAATCATCAGGATTGATTGCAGATGAACAATCTATGATTATATAATCATCAGCACGTATTTCATTCCAATCTATATCCAAATATAGTCTATTTTGTCTTATATTAAATCTAATTTGTTTTTGAGTATTTAAAAGAAAATTAATAGATTCTAAACGAGTCAATGCCATAGCATATCCCAATAGTTCAAAATTTCCAAATTGATACATGTCATTGAGAGCTAATTGATATTTAAAACTAAACATATTAGTCATACTTAATGACTTAGCACTATCAAATTTAAATATCTTTTCAACACCAATTATATTGGGTGGAAGTTGTATGTAATTACTATTCTCATAGTAATCAAAACTTGTTGATACACTATTAATAGAAGTAGTAGCAGTTGTGGTAGTAATACCAGTTTGTCCACCTTGAGCTGGATCTTTTACTTTACCTCTGTCTATATCTTCTTGAGTTATCTTATACTTTAAAAATACTTTAGTGATACCATCATAATGTCTCTCTTGATAATACTGAATAGCATCATCCATTAAATCTTGTAACTGTTCTTCTGCGACATTAATTTCTAAGACAGGAGCTCCATTCTGTCTTAATGCATAGTCAATTAAATCTTGTCTGGAAGCAGGTTGAGCCATTTATACAGTATTACCTTTAAATTTATTTATGGAGCAGAGGATATACCTCCTACTACCAATACATTTCCTTCTGCCATTCTATAGATTGTTGATCCTGAACTGACTAACATATCCCACACATATCTACCTGGTTTTATAGTTCTTGTTGTTGTAGAACCCATTGATAAATTAAATTCACCACCAGCAGCACTAGTGAATCCCACTGTAAATGATGCTGTAGCTGGATTGGTGGCACCAACTGCTACTGACTTAACCATCTCTGATGATCCAGTATATCCAGTTAAATTGAAAGCAGATCTATCTGGATTGATAACCTTAAATGTTGATTTAAAGTTTGCTCCAGTGTTAATTGTTAAATTAGCACTATATGCAACACCAGCAGCTGGATCAAAAGTAATTGTATTATTGGCCATTAGACTTACTTAAAAATGATTGGAGCATGGATTTAATATCACCAATATCATCTGATAAATTATCTACCTTTTGTTCCAGAGTATTAATTCTTTCTTCTTTAGAAAGCATTCTATTTCTGGTTTTAGTATAGTGATCAAAATCAGACTTACTTTTATTTACAATAGCATTAGTTACACTATCTCTGTATAATCCAGGATGATTTTCTACAGGTATTAAAGACATAATTAAGCAAGAGCAGTAACACGAAGATTTCTAAGTTGAGGAACAACAGCAGCATTTGTTGATGTACCTACAATTTTAATCCTAAATGATGAGAATGGAGATAGATCATTAGTTGCATAATTATACTCCTTGAATAAATCTACACTTGGTGTTTGTACATATTGATCAACCTTAGGAACTTTTAGATTGGATAAACCATCACTCTTAGTTTGAGTGATTACATCACCATTTATATTCAAGTTTTTGAAACCAGGAAATGGTGTGAATATTACATCATCTAGTTTCTTCTCTTGATTGATAGCATAGAACACTCTAAGATCACATAAGTCAGGAACATATCCATCTACAATAACTTCTAATGAAGTTGCAGGATTTTCCAATACAATATTTTTAGTGGTGTAAAGGAATCTATCAGGATCTTCTCTAACACTATTCACTCTAAAGTCATCTTCATAGTTAGCAACAGGTTTATTAATTCTATTATTAACAAATGTCATTGCAGCATGATCTAAATTAATCATTGGACTCAATCTTCTATCACTAGATGTCATATCCATTAACATGGATAAAGATTTATTTCCTGGTAAGTCAGTTAAGAAAGCATCTTCATTGACTTGAGATGCAACCTGTCTTACAGATGAGAAGTAATTGGGTTCATGCATATTAACATTAGTAAATCCTTGATCAATAAATGCTGGTTCATTACCATTTACAGTTCCTCCAGTCACTGTTCTTAATTTTCCAGCAATAGTTGTTCCTGGTGGATTGAGTAACTCAAACTTAGGTATCACTATAGAGAATGGTATATTATAAGATGATCTAGCTTCAGGACCACCACCTAATCCAGTTGTTCTAATCTTAAGTGGTAATTTAGTTGAAGCATCAGTTGGATCATATTGAGCAGAACTTCTATTTACACCATCTGATGCAGTATCAATCTTGATATGATAGAAATCTACACCTAATGGATCATTTGTAATAGTTACATCTTGTAGATCATGAGTTTTATTGATTCTTCTTAGAGATACTCCACCAAATTCATATTTAACTATTCTATCTGCATTATCATGTGATTCTTGAGGAGTTCCATCTATCCCTCTAGTAACACCAGTTAAAGTATTACCACTAACACCAGTATATCCAATCACTTCATCTTCAATACGAGCATAACCAGTTTGACCTGCACCAACAGTTAGTCCTTCAAATGTTGTGAATCCTGATCCAACTAAAACACCTAGATTAGCAGTGCTTGTTCTACTATAATTTTGAGTTATAGAAGTTGAACCTGTATCACTCTCAACATCTTTGATTAGAACTTTATTAATAGAATTATACATTCCATGATTCTTCATTCTAATTCTCATATGAAGACCATCATCTCCATCAGCAATAGTTACAGATGTTGGTGCAACACTTTGTTCACCATTTGCAGCAATTTCACCAGCAGCAAATGTTTGATAGTTTACAGATGTGCTTATTCCTAAAGTGCTATCAATATATTTCAATGGGAAAGCACTTGCACTAGTATCAAAATCACCTTGAACATCTGTTAATACTAATTCATTAAATGATTCTAAATTATCAGATCCAACAGTGATTCTTAATCCTTCACCAGAACCATCACCAAGAGTTGCTGTTAATACATCACCAGTGGTATAACCATTACCACCATTTACACATGTAGCAGCAATAGCAACTCCATTTTGAACAGTAATATCAAATTTTGCATTTTGTCCTAATCCAGTAACAGTAGTAGCAGAAACATTAGCATATGTAAAATGAGCAGTTGATCCACCAGGCACTGAATTTCCTAAAGGTGTGTATCCAATACCTGCATTAGTTACTGATAAACTAGTTCCAGTTCCTATATTTACTAATTCACCATTTATATCAATTCTGCTTGCAACCAGTCCTTTATTAGATCTAATTGATCCAGCAAATCCAACTAAAG